ATTAGCTTCAAGCTGAGCCTTTTCTTCCTCGTCTGGAGCAATCTCTATGAATATCCCAAAGTCGTATAGGTACAGGTCTTTGATTTCGTTTAGAATATTGACGTTGTACTTACCTATCTGCATTATAAACTGCTCCGTAAACTCTGAGTATTCGAGAACGTCTGAGATTCTGTAAGATATGGCCTCTGCAAGACACTTGGTCACGTAAACAGAAGCATCTAGTATGTGGCGAGTCGCAGTGTTACTGTTCATTGCTGCTAACTTCTGTAAACCTACCAAAGAGTCTGGGTCAGGACTAGAACCATCACGAGCCTCGTTAAGACCTGTAACGTCTCTAATCATGCTCAAGTACTGGTTATAGCTTGTTATAAGGGCATTGATTTTGGCTTGACCGCTGTTTGACTGAAGCTCCTGAATAGGAACACGAGCGTTGTTGAACTCTCCGTCCTGAGTAAAGCTGCGGCCTATAACAGAACCTGTCTGGAAGTATAATCTAAGTGCGTCCTCTGGGTTGTATGCTGCGCCTGTGCCCAAGTCAACTTCATTGATACCGTCCGCATCGACGAACACCCCATCTGGAACAATCTTCGCAATAACCTGCTGTAACTTTAAGTGAGTCAACTGAATAAGGTCGGCAAAGGGGATCATGCGTCTAACAAGAGACTCTATATTCCCTTTATACATTCTAGGTGCACACGCCACGTAGTTTGGTAAGGCATACTGAGAGGCTGACTTAGGTCTAACCATATTCTTAGACATCTCCCATTTAAGGAGTATGTTTGTACCCATTACAAGGATTCCTTCGTACCAAACATCTATTCTCTTTTCAATACGCTCAAACTTACCCTCTTCCATCATCTCGTTCGGAGGATTGAAGTCTTCGTCCTTTTCAATTATTCTAAACGTGCCGTTGTCTAAGTACTTCTTCTTGTATACAAACTTTTTAGTTGTCTTGTAGTTAAAGTACAATAGCGTGGTCGTGTTTTTGTTGTATAAGTTGTTGTTATACAACTGAATAGAGTTGTAGTAGTTGTACCAAGCCTGCCCATACTTAGAAATTTCTTCAAGCTGCTCCTTTGTAAGTGTTTGGTCAATCTTGAGTAGTTCAGAAATAGCGACGCTCTTTATCTCTCCGAAATAAAAACAATCCCTGAAGAATGGGTCCTCAGTGTAGCTATACACCATATTTTGAGGATCTACGTAGTCTAGTTTTATACCAGTGCCTGGCAGGAATTGGTGCTTAGCAAAGGCTATCCCTAAGACTGCCTGGTCGTAGTCTAATCTCTTTTTTAATTCATCGTATCGGTTAGAATCCAATACAGTGTTTATAGCCTCTTCCTCAGCAATTTCTATAGCGGGCTTATAATTTAATTGCATGTACAAGGATAGCTCCTCGTCGTTTGCGGGTATCTGTTCGGGGTCCATGTCGAATGCATCAACACCAAACTCTTCTTTTATGGTAAGGAGAAGGTCCTTGGAGACCATGTCTGCCTGCACCATGTCTTGATATTTAGACCTCTTCTCGGCGGACATTGCATCTTGAGAATAAGCCTTTACAGAGAACAAGCGATCGTTCATTCCGTTGACAACTATGTCTACGAACTTAGGTATCACTGGAACAGGTGTCCAGTCTATGTTTAAATGGGATAGGTCTCCATCAACAGACATCTCGTCCTTGTACTTCTGAACAGACTGCTCTCCCCTCGCATATAGTCTAAGCCTATGAAACTCCGACCACTGGTCATAAAACCTACAGCTTCTATTGTCCTTTCTAAACCACTCATACTGAATGCTTCTACCTACGGCTAGTCCAAACTCTCTTGAGCTTTTCTCTGCATCCGTAGCGAACTGATTTGGGAAATAAATAGCTGGTACCTCTACCTTGAAATCATCCATACTACCTTATAATTCGACTCTGCGAACCTTCGTTATTATATCTTGCAAATTTAATGCTTATTTTACTTTCTTTTTTAACAGGTGTGTACAAGTGCTTTTGGTTGGCCATAATAGCTAATCCTGAGCTAATTGCGGCGTCGAACTTCGTCCTATCGTTTATGTCAAACTTAGCCCAGTCCTCTAAAGTCCTGTTGAAATACATTGTACCCATCTCTTCTGGGTCTCTGTAAGTTCCTTCAGAGTCATACCCCACATGCTTCTCTATGTATGTCTCAATAGCTGTTGCGTGAGCCTGCTTAACGTCTTCTGATGAGTTCGGGATTCCACCCAACTCCTTCTCTGTCTTAGACAGCTTTGACATATGCCTGTCTGGCCTGTTCATTGAGTAGTTTCTGTACCCGTTGTTCTTGAAGAAATACAATAATCGCTGCTTGTTGTTTTCTATCAATACAGGCATGCCGTAAAAGACACAGGCCATCAACACGTCTTCAAAGAATATCTCGGCCGTTTGTGGTCTTGATATGTACTCAAGGAAAAACTCATTCACTGGAGCATCGTCCATGTGGAACTTAGTCATGCCATGAAGAGACCCGTTAGACCCCCTGCCGAATACAGTTGCGGATATGTCGTAGGGGTCGCATCCAAAAGCTCCTAAGTGTTCATTTCCAGGTGATTTCATACCGTTCTTAAGGATATACCTGTTCTGCATATTCGTAGGCGGTATCCAAGACACAAGGAATCGGCCCCTAATGTCTGGGGTCCACACAACATTCCCAAACTTCACTCCATCCTTCCAGTGAAACGAACCCCTTGTGAGTACCCTCTCCTTAATCAAGGAGTCATTGTACTCAATCTGCTGGTATATCTTTGTCAGGTTGAATATAGACGACTTACTCTCGTCTCGAAACGCATGGCTAATGGTTCGGGGGTACTGTCTGTAGTGCTCGTTTAGCGCAGACGGATTAGACTTTAGTGAGTCTACCTCGTTGTTCCAGTACTCTACAGCGCCCATCTCAATCTCCTTGCCATCAATACCTAACACTGGTGAGTCGGGAGTTTCTATGACTGGCATCCCGTACCGATCTATAAACCCCTCCATGTTCCACTCCATAGGAATAAACAAGGCGTACAGCCCCGACTTGGTCTGCCCGTTAGCGTTTCGTTCATTGACGTCTGAATCGTAGTATAGGTCCTTAAAGTTTTGACCCCCTTTGTTCAGTGCGTTTACAGTAGAACCCATCATACACTTACCGATGACATTCATACCAACACGAAGACAGGTCTTTCTTACCCTCCATCCGTTAAGCACGTTGTTTGGAGCCTCTAACTTACCTGCCTCGTCCTCAACGAGTAACTTCAGCTTCTCACCGTCGTAAGAGTTGTCTGCGGTATTCCTCCAGTCTATAGACGAGTCAAGACCCTCTACATCCCCTGAGAGGTCTTCAAGCATGTTCTTCTTTGTTATCTTGGATGCAGGTATTCGGTATGCAAGCTCTGTCTTAGGCTTGTCCATACCGTCCTGAATTGGCTTGAAGAAGAATGGGTAGTTGGAAGATATTGGCACCACCTTGTTGGTGAACATAGTCTTCGCATCGTGCCCTGACTTTGATACTATACCTATCCGTGATTTCTTGGTTATTGTCCCAATATTTACAGACTCTGATGAAGCCATGAACGAGAACCCTGAGCGACGAATCTTAACGTATACCATCCCGAATGATCTGTCGTCAGCCTTGCAGGCCTCCCAGAAAAGCCAGAATATCCTGTTTGCCTCCCTGTAGTCTGGAAGACCCACGTCAATCTTAGTCCATTGGAGGTACATATAATTGGAGCCTGTTATATAGGTCGGCTCTCCGTTATTCATAAACCAAAAGCCGTACTCCCTTCTATCGAACTCCTCCTCTATATATCCTACCCACTTTGACTTAAACTCCTTCGGGGCGTTGTGCCACATAGCAATATTCTTGATACGAGCTAACTCAGGAGGGTACTCAAACGGCTGCCAGTATTGCTCTCTCTTTGTAACAGACCTCTTGTAGACGTTGTCAGGCACGGCTGGAACGGCCACGTTTAGGCCCTGTATATTGTAGATAGAGCCTATGGTGCCATCCCTTGATATAACGACCATGTCGTACTCCTTGTTGTATCCGTAAGCCCAATCCTTTCGCTTGTTTCTAGAGGAAATAACCTTCGGGTCTATTAGCCCTACCTCTTGAAATAAACTACCTTGATCTTCGCTCAGCGAATCCAGAGCCCGATAGCGCTTCTTCTTCATTATTTTCTATGGATTTAATTACCTCCTTCTCGGACTGTATCCTTGCAAGGATGTCAAACGCGTCGAATATAGCGAGCTTCTTAGATGCCGCCGCATTCTTTAGTTTGTCGGCAGCAAGGTCTACATCGTCACTGTCGTCGCCCTTCAAGATACTCTCCTTGGCAACCTTTATCAACTCCTCTACCGCCTTTTCTCCAGCGTCTATAAGATCTTTTCTTAGTTTTAAAGACTTGTCCATCCCTTTATATTTTTAGTGAACATCCTGTAAACCTTCTCGTTGTTTATTGTAAACTCGTATTCAGAGTCTGGCTCAAACAACACCTCGTCTCCAACCTTAAAGCCTAAAGACGATAATTCGTCGTTGGAGTATTTTAAGATACCCATGAGTGGCTCTTCATTACCTGGCTTGTCTATGTAGAAATTCTTTTTCTTAACGGGCTTTACAAAGCAGTATTTACTATGTGCGCTCCATTTATTTCCGTCAAAAAACATAAAGTACTGAGAATCATCAACAAAGAACATGTCGTCCTTGAAGTAGTTATGACTACTTCGCTCCCTCCCCTTCATGTCGTAGTAATACTTAAACACATTGTGGTGAACCAATAATATGTCACCTTCCTTTATAGGGCCTTTATAGTTTAAAGGAGTCGATATCACCTCTGCAAACCTGTTAGAGTGTTTGTGATCTTCCTTAGAAGTGCTTGTAATAAGCTCAACCCCTCCTATATCCTTTTTGTTGTCGTATCTACTTCCGTTAAGTGGTTTTACTATGAAATTAAATGCGGACCTCATTAAAAAGATATTGTGTACTCTATAGATATCGGGATGTTTTTGTTAAACTTCTTCCATTTGAAGACCTGGTTGCCATGGTCTTCAATCCATACCTCTGCCTCTCCGTCTTCAGAGATGGTTAGGGCGTGTATGGTATGTGTCTGCTTGAGAACTTCTTGACCCACTGAGTAGTGCATGGCGTTCAAGTAGTCTGGTCCTATGGTTATTTTTCTAATCACATCCATGCCTACTGAGTTATTTCGCCAGTGTTAATATCTATGGTCCCCTCTCCGTACTTTTCACGGATAGACTCTCGCTGCTCTCTGAATAAAGACTGATGCTGAGCGTAAGAGTTAAATAGTGACGCCTTTTGAGTCTCGTACTCTACCTGTAGCCTACCTAAAAGATTGGTTACATTCTGGATATCTTCCTGAGATTTTCTGATCGAAGATAGTTCTTCTTTAGTTATTTTTTTCATTAGATTAAATTTTTACAAATTTATTAAAAAAAACAAAGAAAAATCAACCCTCCATAGCCTCCAGAAAAAACATCGTTTATGTCAAACTTATTTCCTCGTTTTGCGTGGTAATGTTCCCATGCGAAGTTAGGAATATATCCAGCAATCCATCCTATCACAGCCTTGACCAAAAATGGCAAGTCAGATGTTTGAGGTAGTATGTACACCAAGAAAGCGAAGAATGCACCTGCTAATAAATGCAGGTAGTGTCTTTCTTTAATGAATCCCTTAATTATTTTAGGGAGATTAGTTACAATAGGGTGTAGATGTTGTAACAATGCGTAAAATGTTGAGTCTTTAAATGCCATATCGTTTAGTTAAGGTGTTTCTTAAAATTAAATACTCTTTAAATTGCTGTGGACTCAGTTTTTCAGGTGCTTTTATTCCAAATTGTACCCTTTGAGTTTCGTCCATGTAATCGAAATCATCACCTGTTAATGGATTGATTCTGAAATAAATAAACCCAAAAAACAAAGCGGTTATGGTTGTTGCGTATGCAAGCCACTGAAAAATAGTATCTTGTGATAAATACGACAACACAAACAATGGATATATTATCCTTGCTGAACGCGTGTAATTATATGTCTTGCCAAAAATGACTACCCAGTAGTCAAGAGCGAAATTTTTTATTATTAATTTTCTCATGATGTTATTCTTC